AGCGGAACAAATGCCTGTAGGGACTGAAGATCAGTCAATTGCGTCTGAAAAGAAAGCAGAAAAGACTGGTAAAAAGCAGCCTGCTCGTAAAGGTGATAAGTTAGGTGCTAAGGACGAACCCCCTGCACAAGGAAACGGTGCTGGGAAACCTCCTCACACAGAATCTACTTATGACTTTAGCGACGATCTGAATGCTCTTGTCGAATCAGAAGCAACGCTTTCTGATGAGTTCAAAGCAAAGACTGCTGTTATCTTTGAAACTGCAATTAAATCCAAAGTTGCGGAAGAAGTCTCCCGCTTGGAAGATGAATATCAACAAAAACTCGATGAAGAAACTCAATCGATTCACGATGATCTAGTCGAAAAAGTTGATAACTACCTCAACTATGTTGTTGAACAATGGATGGAAGAGAACCAACTTGCCGTTGAGCAAGGGTTACGTACTGAAGTTGCTGAAAGTTTCATGGACAAATTGAAAGATTTGTTTGTTGAATCTTACATCGAAGTACCTGAGTCCAAAGTTGACCTAGTTGACGAACTCGCAGATCAAGTAGATGAGTTGGAAGAAAAACTCAATGCTCAAACTGCATACGTAATGGAAATGTCTGAGGAGTTGGAAGCATACCAGCGCGAAGCAATTATTGCTGAAAGTGCTCGTGACCTTGCTGACACTCAGGTAGAAAAATTACGTTCATTAGTTTCTTCACTTGACTTCGAAAACGAAGAAGTTTTCGAGCAGAAAGTAAAGACTGTTAAAGAGTCTTACTTTAAGAAAGATGTCTCAAGTCAAGACACAGAGGTCGCAGACGAAATTGATACAGATTCGATTGTAGAAACTACAACTGCAATGGAAATGTATCTTAACGCAATCAAAAAACATAACAAGTAAGGGGTATTAAGATGCAAGTTTCTTACGATAAACTCGTAGAGAAGTGGTCTCCTATCCTCGATGAAGAATCTGCTGGTAAAATTGAAGATTCACATCGTCGTGCGGTAACGGCTGCTGTTCTCGAAAACCAAGAACGCGCTTTTGCAGAAGAGCGCAACATGTTGTTCGAAGGTCCTGCTGCAACTAACACTGCTGCAGGTGGTAACTCAGTAACTGGCGGCGTTGGTTCTGCTGGTGCTGGTTGGGATCCCGTTCTCATCGCTCTCGTTCGTCGCGCTATGCCGAACCTGATGGCGTATGACATCTGCGGTGTTCAACCTATGACTGGTCCTACTGGTCTTATCTTCGCAATGAAATCACGTTACAAGTCAACGAAGGCTGGTGTATCTTCTGGTGATGAGGCGCTCTTCAACGAAGCGGCGGTTCGTTTCTCAGGTGATTCCAACTTGGCAGCACAGGGTGCTGATCCTTCAGGTTTGGTTGGTGCAACTGACACGAACGCTGACTCAGGTATTGACGATTCTGGTTCAGCGTATGTACCTGGCGGTTTGGGCGACTCAACTGGTGCAGGTTATACTACGACAGAAGCAGAAAGCTTGGGTACTGATACTGGTACTCCTTTCGCCGAAATGGGTTTCTCAATCGAGAAGCAAACTGTGACTGCACAGTCTCGTGCTTTGAAAGCAAGCTATACGCTTGAACTCGCACAAGACTTGAAAGCAATCCACGGTTTGGACGCTGAAACTGAATTGGCAAACATTCTTTCTACGGAAATTCTCGCTGAGATCAACCGTGAAGTTGTTCGTACAATCAATTCACAAGCAAAAATCGGTGCGCTTCAGTCTAACGTAACGACTCGTGGTATTTTCAACCTTTCTACTGACGCTGATGGTCGTTGGTCAGTTGAAAAGTTCAAGGGTCTTGTTGTACAACTCGAGCGTGAAGCAAACGTAATTGCTAAAGAAACTCGTCGCGGGAAAGGTAATATCATGATCTGTTCTTCAGACGTTGCTACTGCTTTGACTGCTGCTGGTATGCTCGACTATGCACCTGCTCTTTCTACGTCTTTGAACGTAGATGACACGGGTAACACTTTCGCTGGTGTTCTTAACGGACGCATGAGAGTGTATATCGATCCATATGCAAGCGGTGACTATGTCACTGTAGGTTATAAGGGTACTAACCCTTATGACGCTGGTGTGTTCTATTGCCCATACG